AGTTTTTCCTTGATAACTCTCCTTATATTAAAGAAGTTATTCCTTGGAATAAATTGAAAGCGGCTGGAGCAGGCGGTCTTGATAGAATGATCGCTTACGACAAAAACCCTGAGAAGTTGACTCTTGAAATCCCACAAGACTTCGAGCAACTTGATGTTGAGCAACGTGGACTAGAGTTTTTAGTTCCATGTCACTCGAGATGTGGTGGGGTAATTATTTATTATCCGCTTTCGGTTGCTTACGCAGACGGTCTATAAGACCAATCTGCTGAGTATTGAAAACTCCTTTGAAGGCCCGGCAGAAATGCTGGGCTTTTTTATTTTAATTTGTTTTAATAGAAGCCTAACGTTTTATTCAAAGGGAGATATTTATGTCTAAAGAGAAAACTGTAATCGTAAACAACAAGAAAACTGGAATCATTGGATTTGAATCAATCGTACTTATGCCGGGAGCAAATATCGTTCCTGAAAGCATCGTAAAAAATATGCAAGGCCATCCAGTAATTAAAGCAATGGTCGAAGAAGGTACTCTTGAATTCCCAGAAGGAATTTCTGAAGAAAAAGGTATTTCAGAACTATCTCAATCTGAAGCCGTAGAGCTTGCGACTTCAACAGTAGACGTTGAATTGCTTTCTAGCTGGAAGAAGACCGAGAAAAGAAAGCCAGTATTGAAAGTGATCGATGAACAATTAAAAAAATTAGCCGCTCCAGCAGTATTACGTGATGGTAAAAAACAAGAAAACGAGTAATATAATTATATGACTAGCGTTGAAACTTCTGACGTAATTAATATCGCTCCCGAATTGTCTTCGTTGGACACTGGGCTTGTTGAGTTCTACTTGGAGCTTGCTAAGAACTTTGTTAACGAAACAAAGTGGGGGCGAAAATATAAACAAGCTGTGTGTCTTTTGACTGCACACTTTCTCGTTATAAAAAACAGAGAAGGTGGGAGCGCAGGACCAGTCACATCTGAAGCGGTTGGAGAATTATCCATTGGATATGGCTCCGTTTCCGATAAATCCGATGAGCTCTTGGCTACAACTTACGGCTCTATGTATTTTTCATTGAGAAAAACATTAACTATCACTCCACTGGTGGTGTAGTTATGGCCGGAAAGTTTACAACTATCACTCGTGATAAAGGCTTTAAAAAAGCCATGGAAACTTTCAGAGTCGTTGCTGAGAAACCATACGTTCAAGTCGGAGTCATGGAGAGTGCTGGCGAACATAAAAGCCCGGACAATGAAGAATCGTTGACGGTCGTAGAGGTTGCCACGTTCCACGAGTTCGGAACAGAGACAGTTCCAGAGCGTTCATTTATTAGATCAACAGTAGATGAAAACTTCGATTCCTATGTTGAAAAAACAAAAATTCTCCAAGAAAAAGTTATCCTGCAAGCGTTCGACGTGAAAAAGGCTCTCTCAGTATTGGGAGAGCTTATTCAGTCTGACATAGTTAAGAAGATTGACTCCGGGATAGATCCAGAGCTTGCGGATTCAACCAAGAAATCAAAAATAGTTAATGGCAAATCTGGAAACACTCCACTTGTGGACACTGGCCAGCTTAAAAAATCTGTTCGCTATAAGGTGGTCGGAACATGATCCATCTCATTAAAAGATTCGGAAGAGATATTCAAATCACTCGCAACTCAGGTGAGGTGGTTTACGTTGACGGTTATGCCGTCGAGCCTTCTAAGGATTCAGTTATAACAATTCGCGCCTCGGTTCAGCCAACTACACCGGAAGATTTAGAAATGCTCCCGGAAGGATCGGACACCAAGGAGGCTTTGAAGCTATACACGATTGAAAAGCTTAATCCAAGAAGCGGAAACCCTCCAAAAAAAGGTGATTTTTTCACGGTCAACTCTTTAAAGTACGAAGTTATCTCGGTCGAAGATCACACGTCACATACCTCGATGAATATTTTTTATTATAAAGTGATAGGGATAAGGGTGAGCTACGATGCTTGATTTATCTACTCAAAGAAAAGCAATTTACGACTGGGCAAAGGACGAGCTTGAGATGGAATTCATCTGGGCAGACCAAAATGCCCACCGACCAAATAAACCTTACGGCTCACTTAAAATAATGCCGGGTTTTTCAAAAATAGGTTCGACGGATAACGTCACATATAAGACCAATGGAATTTTTACTATTGCAGGAACTAGGGAATTCACGTTATCCTTAAACTGTTACGGTGATAGAGCATTAGAACGGGCAAACTTTGTCTCGTCTAGCATTGAAAAGCCAACAGTGATTGAAAAATTCTCTGCTGCTGGCTTGGTCGTGGTTAAGGTTGAGGTTGTAAACGACCTCTCTAGGATCATGGACAATGCTTATGAGTCACGTTCCCAGATTGATGTTAAGTTTAGGTTGGCTCAGGTCGTAGAGGATGATGTAGGAATCATTGAAACGGTTGAGCTTAAAAATATTATTAATGGTGATATTATCACAATAGATTCATAGGGGGATTCATGTCACTTCAAACAATCGTAAGCGTTCAAATCACAAGAGGTTCACGATCAATCACACGAGCTGGTTTTGGGACCATGTTATTCCTTGGATCAGGGGCAACTTTTCCAGAAAGATTTAGAGTCTATGGATCATTAACTGCAGTGTCGGCAGATTTTGCCACTTCAACAAACGAATACAAAGCCGCTTCAAAATATTTCGGCCAAGAAAGAAAGCCAAAGAAAATGATGATCGGAAAAAGACTTGCGGCAGTCGCTCAAGTTGAAACTCATACTATCTCGGTAAACACTGACGGAGCATATACGATCACTTTAAACGGTGTCGCATTTACCTTCGTTGCAGCAGGAAGCACAAAGACTCAAATTAGAGATGGTCTTGTGACTTTAATCAATGCTGGAGCTGAACCTGTAACAGCAGCAGCGGTTTCTACTGACCAGTTAACGCTTACAGCAGACGTTGCCGGAACATCATTCACAACATTGGTCACTTCAAACATTGCCGAAGCAGCAACGACAGCAAACCAAGGGATCATCGAAGACCTTCAACAGATTTCTGCTCTTCCGGGTGGAAATGATTGGTACTCACTGGCAATCGAGTCGAGAAACGTAAACGACATCCTGAACACTTCTTCTTATATCGAAACTCAAAGAAAAATCTTTGGTGTTGCTACCAATGAAGCTGGAATCAAAACAGGATCGACAACAGACGTTGCAAGTCTTCTTAAGGCTAAGTCATACGCTAGAAGCTTTGTGTTCTTTTCGGAAGACCATGGAAGCTACCCAGAGGCTGCATTGTTTGGGGTTATCAATCCTCTTGATCCGGGATCATACACAACTAAATTTAAGACTCTTGTTGGAATTGTTGCCGACGATCTTAATGATTCAGAGCTTACATTCATCAAAAACAAGAGCTGTAACTATTACACCCAAGTGGCCGGAGTGGATATTTTCCAAGAAGGCACTGTTGCAGTAAGTGAATTTATTGACACGATTATTTTCGTTGACTGGTTACAAGCTCAAATTGAAGAGGGTGTCTTTACTGACCTTATTAATAGCTTAAAAATTCCTTTTACTGACGTAGGTGGTGCGGTTCTTGAAAAACAAGTTCATGCTCAAATGCAAAAAGGAATCAGAGTCGGTGGACTTGCTGCCGATCCAGCTCCGGTTGTTACGGTTCCAAAAGTTGCAGACATTGATCCTCTAGATAGACAAGCTCGTATCTTTAAGACGATCGAGTTTGCAGCGACTCTTGCAGGAGCAGTTCACTTCACTGAAATTCGCGGAGTGGTAACAGTTTAATAACGGATTTTTAGGAGATAAAAACTATGAAAACTTATGACTTTAAACAAGTAGCTTGCATCGTAGGTAAAGATATTATTACTGGATTCGCTGAAGGTGACGATGCGATCTCGGTTGAGTTTCTTCAAGAGGACTGGCAGTTAACTGTCGGTGCGGACGGAGAATCAACGAGAGCAAAATCAAACAACCAAGCGGCACGAGTAACCTTGAAATTAATGCAAACATCAGATTCAAACGATCTATTGAATGCATACTATCAAGCGGACAAGGCGAGCAACTCAGGTCTTTTCCCATTCCTTTTAAAGGACAACAACGGAAGAGAGCTTCATGTTGCCGAGCAAATGTTCATTGAAAAAAGACCAGATCCAACTCACGGTCAAAATGTGAACGAAAGAGAATGGGTTCTCTTGACTGGCTTGATGGTTTCTAACTTTGGCGGGAATAGCTAATGCAAAATTTTAAAACGATTACTGTTTCCGAGAAGCAATACACCATTAAAATGTTTTCACCTACAAGGGCGACGAAGTTATTCGCTCGCCTTGTTAAGCTAATGGGTGCACCACTTGCACTTATGGCCGATGGAAAAGGTGAAGATGGAAAAGAAGGCGAAATGCTCTCGAAGGCTTTAACTGCCCTTGCGATTAATTTAAAAGAAGACGAATTCGAAGCTCTTTTAAAAGACTTGTTGTCCGGTGCTCTTTACGAGAATCAGCCATTAGATTCGATCTTTGATAAGCACTTCGTTGGTGGAATCGGGATCGCTTTTATCCTCGCAGGGGAGGTTATAAAATATAATTACAAAGATTTTTTATCCGTTCTGCCAGGAGGAAAAGGTCTTCTGGCAGAGGTGGCGAACCAGTAAAGATTCCAGAAGGTATTGAGTGGCTGGTGTGGCGACCGATTTTAGAAAAGATTGCCACACTAGAAGAAATTGAAACCCATTACTCCTTGCTGGACTTACTTGATGCGAACATTGCTTTAGATTTCAAAGAAGAAATGATATCTAAAGCAAACAAAACCAAGGGTGGGAAAAAGTAATGGCTACACTTCGAGAACTTGTTACACGATGGACATTCGATATAAACGACAAACCAATCAAGGATGTCGAGGAAAAGTTTTCCGATCTAACTTCATCAGTAAAGACATTGAGCATCGGTATAGCAGGGGTTTCAGCCTCTATTTTTGGCTATGTAAAACTCTCAGCAGATGCCGGAGAGGAAGCCGGGAAGCTTGCGGACAAGTTTGGTATTTCAGCACAGGCTATGCAAGAACTTCAGTTCGCAGCTCGCGGAGAAGCTCAGGCTTTAACCGCTTCGCTTGGTATATTTAGCAGAAACATTGTCGCTGCAAAAGAAGGGACGGACGCACAATCGCAAGCCTTCAAAAAGCTCGGTGTAAACATTGTCGATTCAAACGGAAAGATAAAAAGCACCGAAGACCTCATCACTGAAGCGGCAGGTGGATTCAAAAGACTCGAAAACGGAGCCGAAAAAACTGCGCTATCGATGACTTTATTTGGTAAATCAGGAGCAGAAATACTTCCATTCCTAAACCAAGGGAGTGAAGAAATAGCTCGACTCAGAGAAGAAGCTCGCGCCTCTGGTGCCGTCCTAAGCGACGATGCAATCAATGGTGCCATGGCTTTCAATGACTCACTTGATGATTTAATCAATACAGCAAAAGGGCTTGGTGCTTCTTTTGCCTCTGATTTGTTTGGCCCTATTTCTGAAATCACAAAGGAAATAAAGACATTCATATCTGCAAACAGAAAACTCATAGGGCAAAGAGTCCAAGAGGTAATCAAAGGGCTTTCATCTTTTTTAATGATCGCTGTTAAATTCGTAAGTCAGTTAATCGATGCAGTTCTTGGATTGTCCGAGGTCTTTGGAGGTCTCGGGAACGTTCTCAAGATGGTCGGTGTCGCCTTTGCGATATTTACAGCTGGAAAAATACTCTTCGGAATTGGAAGCATGGTTCTTGCCATCGGAAGACTCGGGGATGCGTTCACCATAATGAATGCCAAAGCTCTTTTGATACCTATTTTAATAGGTGCCGCCATTGTCGCTCTTGGTCTAATCATAGAGGACATAGTATCCTTTTTTCAGGGAAAGGATTCGGTAACAGGAATCATTGTCGAGAAGTTTAAGGCAATGTTTTCCTAC